AATTAAATTATTAAAATTACCACTAGTAGTATTTAGATCCAAATCAGGAGGTGCTCATGTGTTTTTATTTACAACAGTCCCTGTTGAAGCAAAATTAATGAGAGACAAACTCTTATCAGTTAGCGCAGTATTGGGTTATGGTGGATCAGAAGTTTTTCCAAAACAAATAGAATTAAAATCGAAAGATGATACAGGAAATTTCTTAAACTTACCATATTTTAATGGTGATGATACCATGAGGTACGCCTTTCTCGAAAGTGGGGAGGCTACATCAATTGAAGGCTTCTATGGATTGTATGAAAGAAATAAATTAACACCAGAAGGGCTAGAAAAATTAGAAGTTAAAAGACCACAATCAGAATTTAGTGATGGTCCTCCTTGTTTAGAATCATTAACACAAACCAAGTTAAATGATGGAAGAGATAGAGTTATTTATCAATTTATTCAATATGCAAAAAGAAAATGGCCAGAAGAATGGCCTAAAAAAATAAATCAATTTAATTATACACATTTTGTAGAGCCATTAGAAGATAAAGTTATTCAAGATAAAATAAAATTTCATAGCAAAAAAGATTTAGGTTTTAAATGTAATGAAGAGCCAATGTGTAATCATTGTGATAAATCATTATGTAAAACTAGAAAATTTGGAATAGGTGGAGATTCCGTATTTCCTACTCTGAGCGATTTACAGAAAGTAGAATTAGACGAACCATACTACTGGGTTAATGTAGATGGAGAAAGAGTTAAATTAGATAATATTGATTCCTTACTAGAACAAAGATTATTTAGAAGAACAGTTACAAAACAAATTAATAGAAAACCACCAAGAATTACAGTAAAAGAATTTGAAAAATATACAGATATGTTACTTGCAGGAGTAGAAATTATAAAAGCACCAATTGGTTCATCATTGATTGAACAATTAAAAGATCATTTAGAAGAATATTGTCTTAATGACTCTTCAGCAACAACAAACAAAGAAGAAATATTTTTAGGAAATGTATGGACATCAGAAGGCAAACATCATTTTATATTTAACAAATTTTTTCATGGTTATTTACAAAGAAGAAAATGGCCAGAAAAACATCAAACTACACAAGATTTACTAATTCAACATTGTGGTTGCAAGGATGATAGAATTTATATTGGTAAGAAAAGACCAAGTGTAATGATAGTAGATGCGTTTGAAAAACCAGAAAAAGTTTATAATCAAAAACAACTTAAGCCTAAGGATTCATTTTGAAAACAATAGTATTAGGACCACCAGGAACTGGAAAAACTCACACATTACTTAATAAAGTAGATGATTATTTAAAAGAAACTGATCCAGATAAAGTAGGTTATTTTGCTTTTACTAGAAAAGCAGCTAATGAAGCAAGAGATAGAGCTGTTAAAAAATTTAATTTAACAGAAGACGATCTTCCATATTTTAGAACACTACACTCATTAGCATTTAGACGTTTAGGAATTAATAAAGAAAATGTTATGCAACGTAGACACTATGAAGATCTAGGAAAAAAGATTCAAATACCTATAGATTATAATGATTATGACGATGAAGAAACTGGTCTATTCACTACAAAAAGTGATTACTTGAGAATTATTAACCTTGCGAAATTAAGAAACATTTCATTAGATCAACAATTTAACTTAAAAGAACATACTCAAAAATTAGAATATGATAAACTTATTATTATAGCTAATGAACTAGACAGATATAAAAAAGAATATGGACTTATAGATTATAATGACATGATACTAGATTTTGTTAAATCAGATAAGTCTCCTAAGTTTGAAGTAGTTTTTGTTGATGAAGCACAAGACTTATCTCGAATGCAATGGGATATGGTAAGCAGTTTTAATACACAAGATTCTTTTATTGCAGGGGACGATGATCAGGCAATATTTAGATGGGCAGGAGCGGATGTGGATTCCTTTATTACACAAAAAGGAAAAATTTTAAATTTAACTCAATCAATGAGAATACCTAGAAAGATTCATGACTATGCTATGAAGATTATAGAAAGAGTCTCCAACCGATTACACAAAGAGTGGAAACCAAAATCACATGAAGGAGCAATTAGTAAATATTGGAATTTTGAAGACATTAATATGAATAAAGGAAACTGGTTGGTATTAACTAGAACAAGATATCAATTAAAAGCTTTAGAAGATATACTAAAAGAAAAAGGATTATATTTTGAAGATAGGTTTAATAAGTCTTACGAAAAAGGTATTCAGGAAGCAGCACTTAACTGGGAACATTTAAGAAGAGGACAATTATTACATTATAAAGATATTATGAATATATCTCAGTATATGAGTCCAGCTAATTGGGAAAAAAATAAATTAAAATCATTATCTAAAGAATCATTTTATGGAATAGATCAATTAACACAAGGACATGGTCTCAATACTAAAAGCACCTGGTATGAATGTTTTGATAACGCTGGATCGAGAAGAATTACATACATTAGAAAAATGAGAGCCAATGGAGAAGAATTAAATAAAGAGCCTAGAATTAAATTATCTACTATTCATAGTGTTAAAGGTGGAGAAGAAGACAATGTAATTATATTACCAGATCTTACTATGAATACTCAAAAATCTTATGAAAGAAATCGTGATGATGAAAATAGATTATTCTATGTAGGTGCAACTAGAGCAAAAGAACATTTACATGTTGTAAGACCTAAAGATGAAAATAAAGCTTTTCCGATGGGGGATGTATGAGTGTTTGGGACAAGCAACACGGAGGATCACATTATCAAAAATTTAAAATTCAGCCAAGTAAATTTGTTGTAGAAAATGAATTGCTTTTTCCAGAAGGATGCGCTATAAAATATATCTGTCGTCACAGATTGAAAGGAAAAAAGGAAGATATTTTGAAGGCTATACACTTTTTAGAAATGATACTTGAAAGAGATTACAAAGAAGTAGAAAAACCAAAAGAAAAAGCAAACACATGGGGAATTGTTAAATGATGCAAGTTCCTTTATTTAAACCACAAACTGAATGGCTACCACCAACAGAATTTCCAGATTTATCTAAGCATGATGAAATAGCAATTGACTTAGAAACTAAAGACCCAGATTTAATAAAAATGGGTTCAGGATCTGTTACTAATAGAGGAGATATAACAGGAGTAGCTGTAGCTGTTAAAGGATGGTCTGGTTATTATCCAATTGCTCACGAAGGTGGTGGTAATATGGATCGTAAAAAGGTCTTGAAATGGTTTCAAGGAGTATTATCTACACCAGCAACAAAAATCTTTCACAACGCCATGTATGACGTTTGTTGGATCAGAGCATTAGGTTTAAGTATTAACGGTAAAATAGTCGACACAATGATAGCCTCGGCTTTGGTTGATGAAAATCAAATGCGTTATGACTTAAACAACTGCAGTAAAAGATACACTGGAAAATCAAAGAATGAAACAGATTTATATAACGCTGCACGTGATTGGGGGGTTGACGCCAAAGCAGAAATGTATAAACTACCTGCCATTTATGTTGGCGCATATGCAGAAAAGGACGCTGAACTTACATTAGAACTTTGGCACGAATTAAAGAAAGAAATTTTACACCAAGATATACAATCTATTTTTGAATTAGAGACTGAGCTATTTCCATGCCTAGTCGATATGCGTTTTTTAGGAGTCCGTGTAGACGTAGAACAAGCTCAAAAATTAAAAGAAGAGCTACATAAAGAAGAAAAAGAATGCTTATTACAAGTAAAAAAAGAAACGGGAGTAGATACTCAAATATGGGCGGCAAGGAGTATTGCGCAAGTTTTTGAAAAACTTCACCTACCATTTGACCGAACCGAAAAAACAAATTCTCCATCATTTACTAAAAACTTTTTACAGAATCACCCCCACCCACTAGTGAAACGAATAGCCCGAGCCAGAGAAATTAACAAGGCCCATACCACATTTATTGATACCATATTGAAACATTCTTACAAGGGTAGAATACACGCAGAAATTAACCAATTAAGATCAGATAATGGAGGAACAGTAACTGGAAGATTTAGTTATTCAAATCCAAATTTACAGCAAATACCAGCTAGGAACAAGGAACTTGGACCACGGATTAGGTCATTATTTATACCCGAGGAAGGCCATACATGGGGTTGTTTTGACTATTCTCAGCAAGAGCCTAGGTTGGTAGTGCATT